GTATTTGATTTACCTGAAAATGTAGACGATAAGAAGATAACCGCTAAGGTTGAAGATGGTGTTTTACGGGTGTTACTACCAAAAACCAAGAAGAAAAAGTCACAAAGAACAATTTCAGTTAATTAAGATAGCCCCCGTAAGGGGGTTTATCATTTCTTAGATATTTATAATATACATCAGACTGACTTGATTAAATCGTGATAAATTGTTATATTAAATTAAAATACAAAAATTATGGCAATACTATCAGAAAAAATCAACGGTAAAGAGATTTTAATTGAAATCGATTCATCTAATTTAAAGTCTGCATCTTACAATACGGAAGGTGGAACATTAGTCGTCACGTTTAAAAGTGGTGGAAGTTATGAGTATTATAAAGTCCCGTGGGAAGCGTTTACTAAATTAAGACTCGCAGAATCACAGGGTAGGTTTTTCAATCTTAGTATTGCAAAGACTTATGAGTTTAAGAAATTATAATGAAAAACATTCAATTAGTTGATGAGTTAATCGAAGAGATTGGCAACAATCAAGATATTGTTAAATCATTTGAAATTAGAGATGCACTGTCCACCGACATATTCGGAGAAAAGGATGGTGAATTTTTTATGCTTGATGAAATCAAAAAAAGATTAATGGTCGTTACTGAAGAATTCATGAATTTTATTGACATTGACTTCTTTGTACATGACATTATATTAACAGGTTCATTGGCTAACTACAATTGGTCCAAGTTCTCAGACGTTGATTTACACATTCTAATTGATTATAACGAAACAGAGTACAACCTCGACTTATTAAAGAAATTCTTTGATAGTAAGAGAAGTTTGTGGAATAAACAACATGAGATATTAATAAAAGGGTTCGACTGTGAGATATATGTACAGGATGTTAATGAAAAACATTTAGCGTCGGGTATCTATTCTGTCTTAAATGATGAATGGGTGGTTACCCCTGAACGTACAATCCAATCAATTGATAAAGAATTGATTATTAAAAAGTCGGAGGTATTTGAGGATTTAATCGATGGTATTAAATCATCTTTTGAGAAAGGAGATGACGTTTCTGAAGACATATCTAAGGTTAAAAAGAAATTAAAATCATTTAGACAGTGTGGTTTGGACAAAGGTGGTGAATACTCATATGAGAATTTGGCCTTCAAACTTTTAAGGAGAAATGGTTATATAGGGGAGTTGTTGGGAATCCAAACTAAACTCACCGATAAGAAATTATCCATAGAACAATAGAAAACTAAATATTTTTCCTGTTATTGTTGTATTTATAATAAAAGAATAAGTTAAAATCAAATATACTAATATGTCAAAACTTAGACCATTGGGTAGTGAAAAATTACCTGTAGATGAAAAATTAAAAAGGATTATGGAAATTGCCAACTATGGTAGAACCCCTAAGTCCACAATTAACGAAAACAAATCACACAAAAAAGTGGAATTCCTTATGGAGTCTACCAACGGTATGTATGGTATTGTTAAAGAAGGATCTTCGTACTATGTACAAAAAGGTATTAACGAATCATCCCTTGATTATATCGGTGGTATGTTCATGAAAGACAAAAATAGGTTTTCGTCTTATTCATCAGCATTAAAACGATTAGAACTTATAAGTGGTCAAGAAACACTTAATGAAGCAAAAAAATACGTATTAAAATCTAAAGGTGGTGAATCATCAGCACCTGTTGAAGATATTCCCGCTGAACCAGTTGCTGCAGAACCAGAGATGGACGCACCAATTGATGATGCACCTGTTGAAGGACCTGAAATGGACTCAGTAGATGGTGACGAACCAATTGAAGACTTACCAACTGACGATTTAGAAGATGAGGGAGAAGATGGTAAGAAATCTGATTACATGGAAGAGGTTCAAAAGTTCTCAGGAAAATTAGGTCAAGCATTAAGAGATGTTAAAGACAACATGGAAAGTGATGACATCAAGTATGTTATTAATATGGTTCTTTCTGCTGTCGATTTAGAAGCATTGGACGAAGACGATAGAGAAGATATTGCTGAAAAGTTTGAATCAAAAGATGACGAAGACTTTGTTGATAATTTTGATGAAGATGGTGAACCAATTGATGGTGAGTCAGATGATGAATTTGAAGATGAAGAAATTCCTTCAGATGAAGATACTGAACTTGATGAAGTCATGAGTAAACTTGAAAGTTTTATTGACACTGATGCAATTGTTGATGAAGAAGACGATATTGACGAATCTGATGTTGACATTACTCAATTTAATGATCTTGGAATGGCGGAAACTGTTTCTGATGTAGATGAGGATGTTGAACTTGATTTGGATGAACTTAAAGGTGAAATTAACAAACATGTTGATGCCACTTTGAGTAAATACTTTAAGTAGATATGAGATTAATCTATATCAATGAGATTGGAGCTGACTATAAAGGTCAGAAACAATATGAATTCATTTTCAGTAGTCAAACAGAATTTGATATAGAGGAGTGGTACCATGTACCGGCATCAACATACCCCGAATCACTTTCACCCGATTTAGAATATGTGGATTCTGTTGGAGTGTTGAAGAACACCGACATTAACCTCGACCTTATACAAAAATCCGATTACTTCGGTATTATAGATTCTGTAGATGGTGTTGTAGCCTTAGGGTGGGAAAAGTTTGATTATGAGAGTGAGTTTGAACGTCTCACTTTTTCTTTTGGTGAGAAATATGAAAAGGTAACCGAAAAATTAGATGGACGTGGATACAAACTTATAAAAGAAGATTTAAAATTTAAAATGGGGATATGAAAAGACCAGAATTAGTAAAAAAACTTATGAATGAAGGTTTAAGTGAGAAATTACTTTCAAACCTAACAGATAAACAACTAAAAGACCTATCTGAGAGAGTTTTATCGGAAGAAACACTTAACATACCTAAAGACGATAAACCATCAATAGATCAAGCTAAAAAAGGTGGACAAGCATTTGTTACTTACGAAGAAGATTCTGTTGGTGAATTATGTGAAGTGTGTGAAAAAGAACCATGTTGTTGCGAAACTAACGAAGTGAACGAATGGGTTGAAGGTTTAGTTAAATCTAACTACCACCCTGAAGTAACAACAAAGAAAGAGATGTATGAAATGATTGGTTCATTATCTGATAGTGCAGATGCATTAGGAGACGCTAAAAGAATGTTTAGTTCAGATGGTAATATAGTTGATGAACAATCACCCCAACCATCCGAACCTGATACGGATGCTCCTGTAAGGGAGAAACCAACAACAAAACCAGGTAAACCAAAAAGAGAAAATCCGTTTGAACCAAAACATAAACCAAAACCTAAAGCGGTGTTACCAAAACAACTAAGTTTTGCATCATTAGGTATTGAATTAAAACAAGCGGCGGAATGATTAATAAAAAATCACTTTTAGAAACAATTAAAAACATTAAGGAAATGCCAGTAGATTATGGTAATAACCCTGAAAGAATAGAACCAGGTCTTGAGGATAAACTTTCAACACAAGACACACCTTATAAAGATAACCCTGCGTTTCCACAAGATACCCCTGATGGGTTACCATCTAATTGGGAAGAGTTATTGGCGTCTAAGAGATTTAAAGACGTTGTGGAGAAGGTAAAACGATATACGGGGACCGAAGGTAATGTTACCGATCAAGGTACATTCATGTCTCTTGTAGGTACTATGCAACAAATGTTAAGTAGTGTTTTACAGTTCGAATCAGAACACAAAGAATATTTAGAGAATTTAGCGGTAGAATTAGTCAAGAAAGAAATGGCATTACCTGAAGGATCATTACAATTTGATGCTAAGTTAGTTGGTATGGGTGAAATTTCACCTGAAGGTTTCCAACAACAAGGTGAAGAACCAAGTGAAGAAGAAGTACAACAACAATTTGGTGTTGATGCTGATGAAGCTGAAGATGATGTGGAAGATTTTATCGACGCATTTGAACAGTTTGATCAAGAGACGGCTAAAAGAAGATTTATAAATTCATTAATTCAAGGGTCATCCAAAAAAGGACATTACATGTTTGAATTAGTTGCGACGGAATTAGAAGAAAAAAACCCTAACATCCTTACTCAGTACGGTATATTAATGTCAGTAAACGATCTTATGTATTGGATATTACCTGATGATGTTTTACAAAAAGGTATGGAAGGTGAAAGTTTTGCGGGTAAAGAAGAGGTTGATACTGAAACAGATCCTCCAACAGTTAGAGCAACTGCAGTATTTTTTCCAGCATTAATTCACGAACTCATTAAAGGTGTTATGGAAGTTATGGGAACTAAAGGTTTACCTGACGATCCTCGTGCCGCTGAGATGGTTATGAATTCGACAGATACTTTACCATCGGAGATATGGGATTTAAGATTAGGTCCTGTTATTTGGGAAAAATTTAGAGAGTCTTATCCTCAAAAAATCATGGGTGAGGAATTAAAACACATCCAAAATTACTTATTCTCAAGATTCTCATCCTTAGATAATGATGAATTTTTTAAAGTTTCAAGAGAAATATTGAAAGGTAGTAATTTAGGTAAAGAGATTATAAGTAACATGGTTGACCAAATCATCACTGATTTACAAAGTGAAGATTATGAAGAAGATGAATACGAAAGGGAATACGGAAATGACGATGAATCCAGTGGGTTTGATGACTTCTTAGGTTCACTCGGAATATCACTTTCTCCTGATGATGACGATGACGGACCAACCGTATAAAGTACAAAAGTGGTCCATTGACCACTTTTTTTTGTATATAATGATATGGATAAGAATAAACTAATACAACTTAAAGAATACGCTAAGATCATGAAGGACACTCCTTATGCTCTTAAAACGTATTTGCAAACATTTGACAACACACAGAAAAAGTATGTACCATTAGAGTTATTCCCCGATCAAATTGAACTTATATATGATTACGATAACTATAATGAAAACATTACCCGTAAGTACAGACAAGCGGGTGTATCTACAGTAACTGCCGCTTGGTTATCTAAAAAAATTCAAACCGCAAAACCCACCAACCCCGAAAGAATTCTAATTATTGCCAACAAACGTGATACTGCGATTGAGATGGCTAATAAGGTTCGAGGTTTTTTAGATCAATGGCCCGAGTGGATGAATGTTGGGTTTTCACCTGATAAGAATTCAGAGAGTCGTTTTAGAATGAATAACGGTTGTGAAGTTAAAGCGGTTGCTACCTCATCAGATGCACTTCGTGGATACACTCCAACGGTATTAGTATTTGATGAAGCTGCGTATATTGATGCAGGTGATGATTTTTGGGGAGCATGTATGGCATCCTTATCTACGGGTGGTAAAGTAATACTTATTTCAACACCTAACGGTTATGATCCAATATACTACGGTGTATATGATCAAGCGTTAAGAAAAATGAATGATTTTAAAATTACCGACTTAAGGTGGTTTAAAGATCCTCGTTATGCTGGTGACCTTAAATGGTTAAAGGTTGACGATGTTATTCATTACATGTTAAATAGAGAACAATATGTTGATGAGGATATTACACTTAATGAAGGTTGGGAACGATACGAAGAATTACATGAATTAGGTTACAAACCTTATTCTCATTGGTTTGAGAATATGGCAAAGAAATTTAAATACGATAAGAGAAAAATTGCACAGGAATTAGAATGTGATTTCTTAGGTTCGGGTGATGGTGTTATATCAAATACCGTACAAGAGAAGATTAGGAAAACAATGATTGCCGAACCAATTGAGAAATATATGCAAGCGACATTATGGGTTTGGAAAGAACCTGTAATGGGACATCGTTATATAATGGGTGTTGACGTTTCTCGTGGAGATAGTGCCGATGCATCTTCAATATGTATTATTGATTTTGATGAGGGTGAACAAGTGTTAGAATATGTCGGTATGATACCACCAGATGATTTAGCCTCTATTGTTTATAAATGGGGAACACTATATAATGCATTCGTAGCAACTGATATAACAGGTGGTATGGGTATTGCAACATCTCGTAAATTACAGGAGTTAGGTTACAAAGACCAATACATTGATGGTGTTAACTCACAAAACAAGTGGGAGTACAATAAAAAGGCACAGGAGAAGATACCTGGTATCAGTTTTAATAATAAGAGAACTCAGATTGTTGCAAGTTTTGAAGAGAACTTAAGACATGGTTTTAAAGTAAAATCATCTCGCCTATTAAATGAATTGAATACATTTGTTTACGTTAATGGTAGACCTGACCACATGAAAGGAGCACATGATGACGCTATTATGGCGATGTCAATTGCGATGTATGTTGGAGATATTTGTTTTACACAGTTAAAACGTAACGACACTGCGAACAAAGCAATGTTAGATTCGTGGGTATTTAGTGAAAGGACTTATGACACTCAAAAGTCGTTTTACTCCTATGGCACTGCGTTTGACGCGATTGGTTCTATGAGTACCGACCCGTCACCATACCCGATAGGACAGAAAGATGCAAGTAAGGAACAGTACATGGAACATAATTGGTTATTTGGTAAATCAACATATAGATCAAGATAACTTTATTTACTAATATATTTTCCTTATATTATAAAGTATAATATTTATTAATATGGCAAACAAAAACTTAACAGTTTATCAAAGGTTAACAAAGGTGTTCGGATTTCAAAATGATGTCCCTAATCCACCGCAATATCGTTTCGACAAAGATACTCTGTTAAAAACAGACAGTAAAGAGGACTACGAAAGAGAGTTACTCCAAGCAAAACAATCGACATACGTTGCCGACAAGTGGGCCAAGATGGACCAATCACTATATAACCAATCGGTTTATTACGAACCAAATAGATTGGCAGCATATTATGATTACGAATCAATGGAGTTCACACCTGAGATATCTGCATCGTTAGATATCTATTCTGAAGAGTCAACAACCCTTTCAGAAAAAGGAGAAATTCTAACAATATACTCTGAATCAAAAAGAGTAAGTAACATCTTAGAAGACTTATTTAAAAACGTACTCGACATTAACACAAACTTACAGATGTGGTGTAGAGGAGTTGCCAAGTACGGTGACAACTTTGTATATCTAAAGATTGACCCATCAAAAGGAATTGTTGGATGTCAACAGTTACCTAACATTGAAATTGAAAGACATGAAGGTGCTGCGTCTCACGTACACAAAGCCGAGACACCTGTAAACATGAAAACACGTGAATTACGTTTTGCATGGAAAAATAAGGATATGGAATTCCAAGCATGGGAAGTTGCACATTTCAGATTATTAGGTGATGATAGAAAGTTACCATATGGTACATCAATGTTGGATAAGGTAAGACGTATATGGAAACAACTACTTCTTGCAGAAGATGCGATGTTAATCTATAGAACTTCAAGAGCACCCGAAAGAAGAGTGTTTAAAGTGTTCGTGGGTAACATGGACGATAAGGATATTGAAGCGTATGTACAACGTGTTGCAAACAAATTCAAAAGAGATCAAGTAGTTGATCCTGCGAATGGACAAGTTGATATGAGATACAACCAAATGGCGGTAGATCAAGATTATTTTATACCTGTGAGGGATCCATCACAAACAAATCCAATTGAAACATTACCAGGAGCACAGAACTTAGGTGAGATTGCGGATATTGAGTACATTCAAAAGAAATTATTAGCGGCACTAAGAATACCAAAGGCGTTCTTAGGGTTTGAGGAAATTGTTGGTGATGGTAAAACATTAGCATTAATGGACATACGTTTTGCAAGGACGATTAATAGAATACAGAAGTCACTTGTTCAAGAGTTAAATAAAATTGCATTAGTACATTTATATCTTTTAGGTTTAGAAGATGAACTTACTAATTTTACATTATCATTAACTAATCCATCCGCACAATCTGATTTATTAAGGATTGAACAATGGAAAGAGAAGATTACGTTATATAAAGATGCTACTTCTGATCAATCTCAGATTGGTATCCAACCAGTGTCACACACATGGGGTAAGAAGAATATTCTTGGTATGAGTGATAATGACGTTGTACTTGATTTACAACAACAAAGACTTGAAAGAGCACTTGGTGCTGAATTAGGTATCACACAAAACATTATCAAGAGAACTGGTGTGTTTGATGAGGTAGATAAGAAGTACGGTATCCCTGAAAAGGATAGACAAGCAATGGACGCTTCAATGACACCTGAGGATGGTGGTGGAGATGATATGGGTGGAGCTCCTCCTATGGGTGGTGCAGACGCACCTCCAATGGATGATGCACCATTAAGTGAAGACAAGAAAAAAAGTAAATCTACATTAACGGAAAGTAAGAAATCTAAAATATTGGGTATGTTAGGTGATGAAACAAAAGATTTTGATGATCTTTTTGATATCGATAAGGCTCAACGCAATATTTATGAGGTAGAGAATAAACTCAATGACATATTAAAAGAATAATTATGACAACATTTGGACATATAAAAAACAAAGTTTTAAACAAACTATCTAACTCTTATGGTAAGGGTGAATTTAAAACTAACCTGAAGGAACACTTCAAACCAATAATGGAGAACGAGATTTTAAAAGAAATGTACTCTCTTTATGAAGAATTAGAAACAAAAACATTTGACGATAAAGAAACTGCACAGTTATATGTGGAAGAACTATCTAAAGTTTTAAAAGAAAGACATTCTGAGGTAAGTACAGTACTTAACCAAATGAACGAATCATTAATTGATACTAACGTTGAATCAAATAAGTTGTATGAGTCTTTAGATAGACTTTCAACAGAAGATAAGTTAGGTAATATTTCTGAAAAGGTAATTGCTAAGAAATTCTTAGTTGAACATTTAACTACAAGTAAAGTGTCGGATACACTAAAAGTAGAAACAGGGGTGAATGAAAGTTTACTAAATTCTGTATTGACAAACAACTTTAATATTAGTTTTGATAAAACATTAAGTGAAGAAGATAAAACTAAATTAAAAGGTATA